ATCTTGTTTCCAAGAGTTTGGAACCAAGTGCTCTTTACGTAAGCAGTACGGTTTGGTGAACTGTTTGCATTACGTGTGAAGATTGCTTCACCAGTGGTTGCATTCAATCCCTTGCTGAATTCGACACCGATTTGGGCGGACCAAGCTTCGGTTGTTATGCCTTGAACGGCTTCGTTCAACATGTCTAGGATTTCAAGATCGATTTCCATAGATACATATTCACTCAATAGAGCAGTAAGTTCTGCTTCTGCGTCGATGGAGTGATATGCGTTCAAGTCTTGAGCCAATTCTGGGGTCCAGACTGCTTTCAACTTACGGGTCTTAGCAACGATTGGTTCGCTGTTTAGTACCAAGTTTACTTCTGGGATACTGATATCAGTATCGATGCTTTGGGTAGCAACGTTACCTGAGGTACCAGAACCTTCACCAGCGGTCTTACCAGCTTCGAAGTCACCACGTAGGTTATCAGTAGGTTGTAGGCTATAGATCAACTTAACTCTGCTTGCTGCACCACCGAATGCGCTGTTAGAAGCAGATACGATGTATACAGATTGATAGAATGGATTGCTCAAACTACCAGTGTTAATTGCCTTTGAATAGGTGTTCAATACCAATCCATTACTTTGTAGAGTAGTTGGAGCGGTAGAACCTGAGATCAAGTTGAATGAACGTACTGCATTCAAGTCAACGTTGTACATATATCCTTGACCAGCAACACCAGTGGTATTGTCGTCGTGGTTCAAGATAACCTTGAACAATTTCTTAGCTACGATAGATGCGCTTAATTCAGCAGCAAATTGAACGTCGTTCCAAGAAGCGGTTTGGATAGTGTTACCGGTTGCGGTTGTGGCTGCGGTCTTTGTCAAAGTAATAGCAGAGCTACTTACTGGACGAACTGAATAAGCAAAAGCACCTTGACCGTATAGACCACGTACTGCGTCATCAGTTGAACCCAACTTCTTACCTGTACCACCGAACAAACTGTCGTTCAATTGCTTACCTGCACGGGTAGTTACGGAACTACCGTTGTTCAAGTTACGCAAATCGGTACCAGGAGCGGTTGTACCATACTTGAAGTCTAGATAGAAAATTAGACCAGATGGTAGATTCATTGGTTGTACGCTGACGAATTCCTTAGCGGCGATTTCAGCGAATACACGACGTACCAATGGTAGAGCTACACCAGCCCATTGTTCTGAACTGGTAGAGGTACCGGTGGTGGTTGCTTCGTCAAGCAATTGTTTTGCTTGGTTTTCCAATAGGATTGACATATGTGCTTTTTCAACACCTTGGCAACCTTCTAGGAGGCCTGTCTTTTCCCACTTGGATTGTAGTCCACGTGTTTCAGCCATCAATTTGGCTTGTGGATTCATATTTCCTGTCAATAGACTTTTTACATCCATACTCATATTTTTGTTTCTTTCTATATTAATTACTGTTAGGTTTTTACTCGCAAACTAATTACTTCTTGATTCCTGCGAGTTTTTGGAATCTTGAAGCCATTACTTCAGCTTGAGGTTCTACAATGGTAGAATCAGGCTTTGTACTGGATACTGGTTTGCTTGCCAAACCTTCGGTGATAGTTTGAGCAGTTGTATTGGTCTTTTTCTTGACAACTGATGCACCGGAATTAAGTGATTCGGCTAAAACTGTATATGCCAACTTGACTTCGCGAATATTCTTGGTCAAGTCGAAAGTGTTGATGATCTTCAACTTTTGATCTTCGGTAAGAGCTTTACCTTTGAACAATTTGTTGGTGTAGAGCAACTTAGCATTCAATAGATTTGTTTCAGATAGAACACTCTTCAAATACTTTACAGTCTTGATGTGTTCGCTCAATTGAGACTTTAGTTGTTCATTTTCTTCGTTGATAGCTACTAGAGCTTCTGCCATTTCTTCAGCGGATACTTCTTCTGAGTATTCACCTTCTGAAGGAGATGGAACTTGAGCTGGGGCTGGAGCTGGTACTTCAGCAGCTGGAGCGGCTGGAGCAACAGGAGCTTCTGGAGCTGGAGCAGGTGCTGGTGCAGCTGCTGGATCTTCGCCTTCTAGTTCTGCTAGAAGTTCGTCTAAATTAATTTCTTCTTCCATTGAAGCTTCGGAATCATCAGATTCACCGGCATCGTCGGAATCTCCTTCGGATACTACTTCGCCTTCTAGTTCTGCTAGAATTTCGTCTAGTTCTTCGCTGGTTACTTCAGCGCCTTCTTCAACGGCAGCTTCTTCTTCAAGCTTTACGTCGAATTCTTGTTTGCCTGCTGGAGTTGTGTTTTTATTTGCAGCTGGTGATGGATTCACTGGTTTTGCAGTCTTAGCTGTTAGACCATCATCCTTACCAATGTTAGAAGATGCAAGTTTTTCTTCAATCTTGCCTTCTTCACCTTCTGGTGATTTGGTTTCTTCTGCCATTTCTTCCTTGAGTTTATCTGCAAACATTTCTTTCATACTGTTTGCAAAACTTTCTTCAAGGAAGGTCTTTGCATTTGCCAATGCTGTTTCACGTACAGCCTTTGCATCCGCAATGCTTTCTTTTAATAGATCGCTCATAATTATATTTCTGCCTTTCTTATTGTTATTTGTTGGTGAAGCTATTGAAGAACTCCAAAGAAGATAAATGTATGTGACATCAAAGAATGATGTATTTGAATAATAAATATAATTTAAAATCGAAACAAATGAAAATATTTTATATTTATTGATATATGCCTGCAAAAAGCGAAAAACAAGCCAGACTATTTAGATTGGTAAGAGCACTACAAAAAGGTGGAATCAAATCAAAAGAAGTTTCCCCACAAGTTCGTAAGATGGCACGTACCATCAAACCAAGTAGTGTAAAACACTTTGTTAAATTGAAAGAAATATTGAAAAGTCTTAATGAAGCAGAATATTCATTGAGTGATTTTGATATCATTAAAGGCAAATCATTTAACCAAGTACTAAAAGAAAATGAAGGTATTGCGTTTACTAAAAAAGAAATGTTAACATTTCAAAGTAAACAAGCAGGATTTAGTGGATTTGGAAAAACAAATTTTATTCCTAACCCACCAGAAAATACAAAAATAGAAACTGAAATATTTAGTAATGGTAGTACCAAGAAATATGTGTTTAAAAAGCTCATAGATCAAAAAAATGAAAATTTAATTGTATATGCTTGTTTTATTCAAAGATCTTATCCTGATAAACCAGACAAAGAAATATTCAGTATGTTAAGTACTGCTTTGGATAAGAATAAAGATTCTGAACAAACAAAAACCCTATCTGACTTTATAGATAGAATTAACTCTTATGGCCTATAATTTCAATCCAAATCTAGCTAAACATATGAATTCCACAAAAGACAATTATAAGTTTATAAAAAGAACTGGGGACGAAACTCCATATTCCAATCCAGATGTGCGTTCTATGAATAATAGCTACAACAATTATAAGTCTCCAAAATTAATTAATTTTATAAACAATGATAATTTTGAAGAAGAAAAAATGTTTAAGTTAGAAGATATAGATAATCCAAACGGATGGGATTTTACGGAAATTGATATATTGGGTGAAATGAATTTTCGTATAGATGATGAATACAGAATGTTTTCTGAAATAGAAGTTCCATCTTTAGATATGGTCAACGAGAAAAGAAAAACCTTCGTCTATAAAACAGACGAAGGTTATGTCATAGAAGCAAATAGAAGATACGTTTTCGAATCTTTCGATAAAATGTTGGAATTTATTGATTCGATACCGATGAGTTAATAGTACCTTCTTGTGGTTTTGGATCAGTGTGTACTTGGTCGGCAATTTCAAAATAACGTTCCAATCTCATACCAACTTGTTCATACAACATTTCAAGTTGTTTTTCAATTTCTTTCATCTTGTTGGCTTCTTCATACATTTTGGCAGCGTCTCTTTTGATTTCTTTCATATCACGCTCAACCATTTTGGCTTGCATCCAGTCGCCACATTCTTTAATTGCGTAGCGTTCTGCTAGATTAACAGCCTCCATAATTTTTTGTGCAGTTTCATATACACAATCGGCTTTTAATCCCTTGCGATATTCATTATAGGATCTAATAGCACCAACCATTTTTGACTTTTCTTCTTTGGTAAGTGGGCTATAAGCTACTTCAGTGGAATTTTCTAGTAAATGTTTTAATTTCATACTTTATAAATATTATAATTCTGATAGAATGTTGTGAATAATTCTTTCTACATTACCGTATGGGTTGACAATTGTTCTTTGTTCTACACTTTCATTGATTTTGCCTTGAGGATACATAAAGGCACCTTGTGTACTAGGATTGCTTACAAAGTCAAATGCGATCAAATCAAAATCGTCTTGTACAATGTCGGCACCTTCTCTCATATCTTTTTTAACACTGCCTAATCCTCTGCTGCTAATACCCAATAAAATTCCAGATTGTAATAAATCTCTAAGAATATTACCACTTGGTGTGGGTAGTATTTCAACTGTTCCAACCAAATCTTTGTCTTCCCAACCCATATCAACGATGTTGTGACTAACGTTCTTTAAGTTAACCACGCTGCTTTCTGGATGATCCAACTCACCCATAGCACGACGTTGTTTTACGAAGTTTTGCATATACTTTTCAGCTTCACGCTTTAGTACATCTTCTGGGTACACTCTTCCATTTTGATTCTTTGCATCCGCACGTTGTAATACGCCGGTTACGTATAGTTTTCCATCTTTAAGAGATTCATTTAAAGATGTCTTTTTAAATTCAAATGGTAATATGTCTATCAATACTTGTTTCATATATGTGTTAAGCTTTAGGTTGTGTTGTTCCTGGTTGTTTTGATTGATCTGGTTGATTTGCAACAGTTGCGTCTTGCTTATCTGCGGTTATTGTGTTTTGTGGAACAACATTTTGTTGACTTTGGGGGTCAACCAATGCTTTTGATTTAGCAACTTGATATTGATCTTTTGGTTTCAAATTATCAGCATTACCTAAAATTTTAAGTTTAAATCCTGGCTTGATGAAAAATTTAGCTACTTTTTGTTTATTTTCTTCACGACCAATTATTATAATAACGTATCTGTCGTAGTAATAATCAATAGCAACACCAGTTACATTTATAGTATAATCTGTCTCAGGTTGTTTATATCCTTTACTGGCTCTAACTACGATTTTCTTACCTAAAATTTTGTCTTGGATTGTTTTTTGTAGATTGTTCTTTAATGCCTCAGTTGAACCTTTTAACTTGGTATCAAATGCTGTAAAATCAGGCAATACATCATATGTTTTTAAATCTACAGATGGTGAAGGTTCGGCCTGCTTTGGTTGTTGAGTTGGAGGTTGAGCAGGTGGCGGTTGTGGAACAGAAGCTTTCTGACCTTCTTGTTCATATTTTAAACCATTAAAACCTTCAGTAAATGGTAAACTTCCTTGTTTATAACCAATCAAATTTGGATCTAAATTTGGATCATTATGTTGAACCAATCCATTTTTATCTGTATATGTATCTCCCAATTCAATTGATTGAGCAGGAGTACTATATGCTGGTTCACTATACATTTGATTTTCCAACTTATAATTAGGACTTCTTTTAATTGGCTTAGCTAATTTATATCCCAATTGTGTGTATGTATCTGGTCTTGCTCCTCTTTTGGAAAAAGCAAATGGAGTTCTTGCAGCGTCACCACCAACAGCAACTGGACCAGAAGCAACAGGTGCGGTACCTGTTGTACTAGCTTCATTTTTAACCTTTAAATTGGTTAAAATCTTTTTAATCTTTTGTTTAAGATTTTGCTTCATTTTTGACATCAATCTTTTTAATTTCTTCTATCAATTCGTATGCATTTAACAATGAAGTCAATTGATTTTCTTTAATTACGCCAACACAAGATTTTGTTGAAAACTGACTAATAACTTCATTTATTTTAATTTTTACCACTTCGGAGGTAACATTCTTCACTTGATCTTTTAATACTCCACTTATTCTCTTGTACTCTTCGTTGACGTATTTTGTAAATTTACTGGAGTTGGAAACATTAGTAATATATTCTTTTAGAAGTTTCTTTTGATCTGGCAAAAGATTGTTGTATTTGGTATTGAAGTTTTCAATCAAGAATTTATAGGCCAACAATCTAACTTCGGCACTTTGATTTCCATAAACATCCATCATTTCTTGTTCTGACTTCTTTTCTTTTGTTAAACTCTCAACAATATATTCTCTTGATTCTAACAATTCAGATACATCAAACTTGACTTCACTTTTATCTTGATCTTCAAATAATTTGTATATAGAGGCGTATAACTTATAATTTGGAATTTTATTTTTCAAAAATTCGTCTATATTATACTTCTCTTTTATTTCTTTAATTATGTTGTACTTTTGCTTGTTCAATTCACGTTCATCTAGTTTGGAACGTGTTTGCAAAACAACATTCAAAAGACGTTCAGCGGAAGAAGCATCTTTGCTTTTTTGTTGGAGAATGAAATTGTAAAGTTGCACTTCTTTTCCTAGTTCTTTACTTTCGTGAAAATACTTGAACATCAGATTTTTGGTAAATGATTCATCTCTCCCCGCTAGAATGTCGGCTGTTATTTGTCTAGTGAGTAGTTCAAACAATATTCCAGCATTCTTGAATTTCGAATGTTTTGCTTTCTTGTGCATATTATTTATTATTATTTATAAATATAATCAATGTGGTTAAATATGTAGGAATTATACTATTCTTTTATATTTTGTTCATCCATAAAAGATTTTTTACTTCCCTCTCGTAATATTTCTTTTTCTTGATCTAAAGTTTTTAGTACATCGGTCAATCCTTTAATAGATTCTAGTGATAGCGGAGACTTGTTTTTATACTTGTGCGTCACAGACAAATCACTACGTCTATTGTTTTCTAATGTACCCAATGGATCTTCGCCAAATCGATAATCACGTGCATCTTTTCTACCAGTTTGATCACGTTCTGCTAATTTTGGAGGTGTTGATTTTTCTCCACCAGCTTCACCACCTTTTGGCTCACCTCCACCTGGCGGTTCTCCGCCTGGCTCACCGCCAGCTGGCTCGGCGCCGCCTGGTTCACCACCTGGCCCACCACCGGATCCACCGGCTCCTTCTTTATCGTCCTTGTTTAAGAATGATAATGCTGGATCATTGCCTTCTTCTTCGATTTGTTTAAATCTATATGTACCTTTAGCATCATCGATAAGTTGTTTTTGCAACTCAATCATATCTTGATCTGATAAACCAAAAATATTTTCATAGATCCACTTCTTAGAAAATACTTTTTGTTCTTGCATATCTTTGGAGAGTTCGACTTTGCTTTTATATACGTCGATCTTTTCTTTTTCAAAGATAGTAGATGGATTGGTCAATTCCAATGTAAAATCGACCAACGATTCATCTCTATATCCTTGTGAATATAAATGAATAACCGCAATCTTATTTAACTCACTTACAATAATACGTTGAATACGTTGAACAGTTCTAGCAAAACGTATATCTTCAGCTGCCAATGTAGCTTTACCGCTTAGACTTTCATCATAACCTAAAAATGCTTTGGGAATCTTAAGCGCTGCCATCATTTTGTTACGAAGATATTCAATATCATCAGTACCTGTCCATTCTAGACCAGACAAGTTTTCGATACTTGTACCACTATCACTACCACGAACTGGCAAGAAAAAGTCTTCTACCATGTTCTGCAAATTGAATCTTAAATTGTAGTCGCCTGTTTGTTGATCCAAATATGGTACTTTTTTCATTTGATCCATAATGCGTTGCATATGGTTATCAACTTCATTTGGAGGAATATTACCGATGTCAACCTTGAAAATACGTTTTTCAGGAGCGCGCATAATACGATGAATTAACATTGCGTCTTCCATCAAACTCAATTGTTTCCATACACGACGAGCGCCTTCTAAAGAACTTTTTCCGTATGGCAAAAAGTTACTATCACTCAACAAACGAAAATGTGCAATTTGATAATTTTCTAGTTCTTCTAGTTTATTACCATATGGAAGGTTGACTTGGAACTTAACAAAATTCTTATTTGATAAATGTGCGTTTTCTACACGGGTTACATAATAAGTGCTCAATGGTTCTACCAAATAAACACCATATTCAGGGCTAATATGTAAACGTAAATAAAAATCTCCGTATTTGACCATACAACGAGTCCAACTCCAAAGATTGAATTCGATGTTTAAAATGTCATAAAACAAATTGTGTAGAATTTGCTTGATTTCATCGTTGGATGATTTGATATGAATTACTTCACCCATTTCATTTCTAGTTGTACATTCATCTGCATAGATATCCAATGCAGATGCTAGAATTGGATCCATATCCATTGTATCATAATCACGAAATAGTTCTACACGACTACTTTGATATGATAAATTGAAATCTCTTGTGTATTGATTATATGAAGTGGTGCGTAATCTATTAAAACGATCTCTTAAACTATTACGATCTGTAGCATACTGAATTTCGTCAGTATCAATTACTTTTAATTTTTTACCACCAATATTACGAACAATTACATCATTTGAAAACAAACGTTTCAAACGTGCAAATAATGAACGATTGCGTAATTCTTGAAAAGATTTATCTGCCATATTATTCTAGTATATAAGTATTTACAACAACCAAGTTAAACTTTCTTTTTTGTCATTTACAGTAAATTCCATCGTCTTTTGATGATCAGGTACAGTGCTTACTTGTTTTGGCACAGTTATTTGACTTGTTACTTTTGATATTTTAGAAACCATTGCTTTATTATAAGCTATTTGTTCGTTTCTAAGTTTTAAAGCTGTTTCACGAATCCACAATCCAATGCCCAATGACATAACCAAATCGTCATTATATCCCTTCATAGCCTCAGCTTTAGCTCCATTCCATATAAACACATTCAATTCCTCATAAAGTCTTTTAGACTTGATTATAACACCTTTTTCTCTAAAAAAGTTTTCTAATTTACTAATAATTAATGGTCTATTTTTACTAGTGGTTGTAAATCCAGCCACTAATTTTTTGTCCGCAGAATTTAATTTATTAGTATATGTTTTTTCCACATCTATAACAGTTAAATCAGCTGCACTATAAAATGTATTCTGATAATCTCTATCTATAATTTGTTGAAGTGTAGCCCAACCCACGTTATTGTTTTCCACGACTAATAACGCATTATTATATTCAGTTGCAACACTTACCAACAAGTTTCCATAATCCTTGGTAGTTAATTGTCCTTTATATTCCGCAACTTGTTCCAATGTTTCTATGTCAAAGATATGAAATGCGCTATAATCTGCTCCATCTCCTCTCGCACAGTCGGCCGTTAATATGTAATTTTTACTATAATTTGGATAATCCCATATCCAAAAATCTTGATTATTACCACGTTTTTCAATTGGATCTTTAATATAAGTTTGTTTATAAAACTCTAAAATATCAACACTCACAACTTGATTACCAGATGTACTAAAATCACAATCACATTCTTGCGCTGCACCTTTTACACCTGACAATTCCGTTTGTTTATCTCTCCAAGCTTGATCTCTTTCTGGATGTAGATGCCATGGTAATCGTATTGTTTTAAAGTTGTTCTTACCTTCTTCAGCTTCTACCCACGTTTTATGGAAGAAATTACCAACACCATTTGGTGTACTTAATATAATAGCTCTACCACCAGTAGACAGTGTATATTGTGATGACAACCAAATTTCTTCAATACCGTCGATAAATGCAGCTTCGTCAATGATTAGTAAAGATAGTGCGGATGATCGACCAGCGGTACCAGCAGATGATACTGCTTTGATTTGCGATCCATTTTTTAGACGCAATGAAAGACGATTGTCTTCTACACAGGGAACTTTTAACCAAGATGGCAAGTTATCATTAGCAAATCTAACTTTGGTAACGATTTCTTTTGCGGTTTCTTGAGTAATACTAATACAAAGAATATTCTTATCGTTATGGAATGTCATTAACCACAAACTATAAGCTGCTGTAAGAGTACTAATACCCATCTGACGACTTTTTAATACAATATTAAGACTATTATCTACGAAGTCTGATAGAGTTGTCTCTTGAAAAGGAAACAATTCAAAGTTACAAGTACCACGAATAGGATGTTGGATCTTAACATACTTTTTCATAAAGTATATTGGATCCTCAATACACTTCTTATACTCTTGCTTTATTATTTCTCTTAGATTTGGCTGACTCATATTTCTCTTCGTATTCTTTTATTTTGACATTGAGTTCGTCTAAACGTTTATCGATGACATCTATATCTTTTATTAGATCTTCCAATATTTTGTTGTAATCTATGTTTCCGTCCCACTTTTCAAATGATCCGTCTTCCTCCAAGAACTCAACGGGTTTATCTTTATTTTCCTCACAAAACTTTTTACTTTCTTCAAACTTTTTCTTATAGTCTTCTAATATACCACGCTCATTTTTAAGATCTTGTAGTTCATTATAAACTTCAAACATCCCCATTAATTTCAACTCAGTCTGAAAATTTGTAAAACAATCATAACAATATCCAGTCTTTGGCCAAACCCTATCATCCAAATAATTACCCCAACGAACATCCATATTACACTTTTTACAACGTTGTTCGTTAATAATGGTAGCACGCTTTGAAACTCTGCGTTTGCTTCCATTTTTCCAAACCCATTTTCTACCTTGTCCATCCTCCCATTCTTCACCTTCTTTGCGTTTATTATTCTCCAAATTGGCATCATAACCAACTTGTACGAATGGACGATTACCTTCTAGGTAATCTTTGACAATACCCAGATTACTTTTACCTGATGCTTTTTTCATAACAAATACGTATTTAATTTATTTCTTAAACTTACTGCCGAGACCTTTTATAATAAAACTTCCTGTAATTTTAAATGGATCGACGTAAATATTTGGGTCTCTAACTACAATTCCTTCGTGTTTATCCAAATCTCCAATCTCGCTTGTAGCATTCTTTAAAACTTCGTCTCCCAATTTAATTGTAGCTAAATAAACAATTGTATCATTAACTATTTTATTTATGTCTTGATCTGGAAAATCTTGACTAATATTTTTACTATCTACTGCTTTTAAAAATTGTTCGCGGGTGATAAGTGGCGTTTTAAAAGTTAATCCTTTTAACCAATCTTTCAAGGATTTGGTTACAGCTTTACCATTTGGATACAATGTAATAGGACGAATCAAAACATTAGCTATCCTTGGTTCTGATTTAAAAGTAGTATCAACACTACCCAAAACTTTAAAACCATGCTTTACAGCGATCTTATTTAATTTATTAATATAAGACTGCATTGCAGCTTTATCATATGGAATTTCAGTAGCTACTCTTGATTTAACACTGCCATCTTTACCAAATGTTTTTGGTTTGATTTCTTTTAATCCGTGAATAGCTAGAAAGTTACCAATTTCACTATATCCCAAAACATTTGTTTGTCCTTCTACATATTCGATATTAAACAATATATTAGGATTATCCAATAACCCCAATTTATTCAGTTCAGTCTTTGTAGTGGGAATAGCTTCATCAAAAATATTGATAACCTTGCTGCCAATAGTAATGAATCCGTGACCTGGCTCAAATCTGGTAGCCAAGTCTTCTGGTCGCATTCCTTTAATATCAAGTGGCTTTGCACTACCACGATCCATTACAAATTGTCCGTTTGCAAGTCGAATACTGGCATTTACGCCGTCAATTTTAACACTACCGCCACCTCGTTTAAGTGATTCAATTGACTTTACAAATACATCAACTAATTTAGCGCCTGTATTCACAAAATCAAATGGATGTGCCATATGACCTCCGGCACCACCTTCTTGTATTACTTCATTTAAAATATTATTTAGTCTTATCATATGGTTTTAAAAATGTTTTATCAAATACTCTAATTGCTTTATCATACGAACGTTTAGTTTCGTCCCTATCATCTTGTGTAAACTGCCAATTCCAAAACAATTGATCT